TTTCTCCACCTATCAAGATACTACTTCCAACAGATACCGTAGATGGAAGTTGTGCAACATAAATTTCGGTAGTTAATCCGGATATTGGTGAAGAAGGAATATCTTTAAGAACATTCGAATAATAAGAAGAAACCTGAATATTATATGAATTATTTAATTTGGATAAATTAGTAGAAAATCCTGAAATTACAACAAAGTCATTATTCGATAAATTGTGATTTGGTTTTATTGTAACTTTTACTTCTTCTCCATTTTCATATGTAAAAATAGCATTCTCGTAAGTTTCCACAGAAGTATCTATTTTTACAATGTCCTTTCCTTCTATTGAAGATACTCTTGCGATTAATCCTCCACCTGAAGTATTACTATCATCAAAATTTAACACATCATTAACTTTATAGTCAAACCCAGAATCAACAATATCAAAACCATTTACAAATCCTTCAGAAACTGATTCAATAATCGCTTCTTGTGTGATAATTTGATCTACTTCATTTATAAAATCATTTTTTGCATAATCATCAGAAACTTTGTAAGGTAGCGTATTTCTAAGTAAATCTGTGTTATTAAAATTGAATGTTTGGTTTAAAGTGGAATTTTCGGGTATGGTATTTGATCTATACTTATTTCCAATAAAATATGGAAATTTGGAATTTAAAAAATTATCTATAGTTGCAAAATATGCATATATTCCATTGGGAAATTCTGGGGTTTTCCCAAATCTTCCATTATTTTCATCCAAATCTCCAGAATTTGTATACTTGTGGTCTTCTACAAAAAATCCCAGAGAAAATCCAGTAGGTCGATCAATAATATTAGAAAGACTAGATGTATAACCTGATATTAAAAGTTTAGGAATAGAATTTGAATCTTTCGGATCAGAATACCCGTAAGGTCCGTAAATTGGATTTCCGTCATATGCCCATCCAATTATATTAGATACTTGAGATCCATAGTCATTAAATGATTCTCTTAAACCATTAAAATATCCACAAACTGAATACTGCAACTTATTTTCAGTCTCTCTTAAAATTTCATCACCAAACTTTTTATTATTATTAACAGTTAAATCTCTAATACTAACATCTAGAAGTGCATTAGAACCTGCAGGTTTTACTAGAATTGTTGTAGAACTACTAGAATATCCAATTCCTGGATTTATTATTCTAACATCTGTTATTCTTTGATTTGTGATAATAGGTCTTAAATCTGCCCCAGATCCCTCACCAGTTGAATCAGTTACAATCAAATCTGGAATTGAATAATAATCACTTCCACTAGATTCAATATTTACTAAATTAATCTGACCGTTTATAATAATTGGTTTCAATTTTGCTTCTTGTCCGGTTTTTATCGATATTGAAGGTTTCTTCTCAAAATTTAAAATAGTAGAACCATATCCAATACCATTTTCATAGAGATATGCATCTATAATATTACCTCTAATAACTGGTGTTGCTACCAAAGATTTAATTTGTTGAGTTGTAGTCCCAAATCCAACTGGAGTATACTCTATAGAAACCGAAATATCCGGATAACTAAAATATTGATATCCAGATCCTGTAGAAGAAAATCTAACATAATTTTTTCTGTTGTAGTTTGATATGTTAGTTCCACCAATTCCTGCATCACAAAGTCTAAATGAATTATCGTTATTTTTTAAGACATAGTATTGAGATAATGTAGAGATGCCGATTGTAGATGTTTCATATTGATATTCTATAAGTTCTCCGTCCGAAAAACCGTGATTTTCGAAATTGATAGTGTGATTGTTTGTAGATACTCCCACTGGAGAAACTATTAATTTTCTATTTGTATATCCACTGCCACCATTTAATACTTTGATTTCGGATATAGTGTTTTTAAATGATGACGTTGAAAATTTATGAATTCCTCCGGCGTTAATTCCATTAAACGATATTGTGTTAATTCCCGACAGATAATCCGAATTATTTTCATAAATTCTAATAGTTTGATTATTGTCAATTTTATAATAATATGTTGAATTATTAATTAAAGTTAAATTTGTTGTTCCTATACCAATTTCTTGATTTCCATTAGAATTATAAACTATTAATTCATCACTACTTAAATTGTGATCAGTTAAAAATGACAATTGATTTGTAGTCGAACTAATTCCCCCAGAATTTGTAGTTAGTCTTCCGTCGAAGAAAATATCTCTTTTTCTTTTGGTTACAACTGGTTCCAATACGCAATCTGATCCATTACCTCCGGTTATTTTAATAGAAACGATTGCATCAATATCATAATCTTGTGAATCGATGTAAACTTTTTCAACTGATCCACTAATTACTGGTCTAATCAAAGCAGTATTTCCTGAACCAGGAGAAACCGATATTAATGGAGGACTTATCACGTCATAATCGGTTCCTTCATTTAATACATTAACAGATTTAAGTGGTCCATAATAAATCTTATCATCTGATTTATAATTTACAATTTCTACGCCATTAATTAGCATACCAACTGGACCAGGAATTGTAAATTCTCCTGTTCCAGTATCGATACTTTGGGATAATGGAAATTTTTTTAATAATTTTTGGGCACCAATTAATTCAGATTTTTGAGAATATAGTGTAAATTTGTGAGTTTGGCTATCAAAATTTGAATCAGAAAATGTTAAGTAATTATCACTACCTAAGAATGATTTTGACGAATATAATCTTATTTTATCCGCAGAATCTAAAACTTGTACGTAGTAATCTCCAGTATCTAACCCAACAATTGGTGCTCCTGATGGTTGGTAATAAATTCTATCTCCGCTGATAAATGGAACATTATGTTCAAATACTATGCTTGTATAATTACCTTCGATTTCATCAGATATTCCTATTGCGAACGATGTCTTAATATTTTTTGATATTCTATATGTAAAATTTCCATTGTATCCATCTCTTCCTGAAGGTAGTGAATTAGAAGCTACATATGCATACTCATTATCAGTATATAAATTTTGAATATCTGATAAAATAATGTTATTTCCAAATTGTATTGGAACTATTTCACTATTTGATGTATTAATTTTTCGTCTTAAATCATATTTTACATCAATTTCTGAAGAAAATCCAGAATTAGTAATAATAACTCTATTTTCTTCCAATATAATATCAGATATATACGCACCAGACGATGAAACTACTATGTTAGTGTCTCTTTCCAGTATTTCAACTTCATCACCAATCTTTAAACTAGATCTATCAATTAGACTTTTTAAAGTAAAATTGCTGATATTTTCTATTTCATATCTAGATGAAGTATTGTATATCCAAGAATTTGCAAAAATTTCTTTGTATGTTTTGTTATTTTGTGGATTTTGAATTGAATCTCCAATATTTTTAATAGAAATTATTTCTCCCTCATCTAAATCTAAAGTATCAGATACTTGCACGAATTTAGATAATACTCCAGCAAGTCTTAGCTCAACTTTTTTTGTTAAATCTCCGTTTTCATAACCAAAATAAATTTCATCAGATCTTATGTTGTCGGTTGATAAAATTTCTGATGTAATTCCTGTGCATCCAAAAAATTGATTAATACTTTTACTAGTATAATTAATTTGATTATTTCCTGATACTATTGTTCCTTGCTCAGGAAATCCAATTGTTGAGTCTACTGAAATTACTGAAGATCCAATAGAAACATTTATCAGACATTTTGTATTAGGAGTAATTGTAAAATTTCCAAGAACAGCGGATACATCGTCATATCCAACAAAAAGAGAAATTTTAAAATATTGTATATTATCTCTAGTAAATGCCTCTACTTCAGAAATTGAGGCACTAGTATTGTCATCATTAACTTTTTTAAGTGTTTGTCCAACTAATTTGGAGGGATCTCCAGAAATTCTTTCTGCAATTACAATTTCTCTTCTGATAAATTCTGCGGAGGAGGGTTTAATTAAAAAATTCTCTAGATTTACAACCTGTGGAGTTACTCCATATAAAATATTGAATAAAATTCTAAATGATTCATCAGTTCCTTTTGATTGGTAAAAAGATTTCGCTTCCTTTATAAAATTACCAACATTTAAATTTGATACAAAATCATATTCTTCCAATCCTGGAGTAAAAGTGTATTTTAATTTTTTATAAAATTCCCTTAAGAATAAAGAACTTAAATTTTGAACTGAAGACCCACTATTATGAGGGGAAGATAAAGATTCCGAAAATACTAATTCTTCTTGATTTAAATTTTTATGATAACTACTGATTCCACTAAATCCACGAATGCAACCAGTAAAGGTATTTGTCGTTATTCCAGTATATGTAATAATTTCATCATCAATCTTTAACAATCCATAAGTTTGTGGAAATCCTTTAGTCGAAGTTACTGTAACTATTCCAGAAGAAGATGAAATATTATTAGATAATTGTATAGAATCTGATATAATTTCGGGAATTAGTCCATCTAACTTTAAATATTGATCTAAATTTTCAGAAATATCAACTACTCCGCTCTGATATTCTTGAGAAATATAATACTGCTTTAAAAACTCTGCAGCATTTGGACTTTCATCCAGAATAAATTCAGGAAGTTGACTTTCAATAACTTGTTGAATCTTAACTCTAGATTCGAACCCAGTCTGTATCATATTATGCTCTTATTAAATTCCCGTTTGAATAACTTGAAGTGTAATAATCTCTATTGAATAGTGTTCCAGATATTTCATCACCGGATGCAATTACATCTCTTACCATATTTATTGTGCTTTTTTCTATACTAAAATTTAAATATAAATCCCTCAATCCAACAATATCATTAGATTCTGGAATTGCCTGTATCTCAATAATATCATTTTCTTTGGATGTTGAGGTAATATTTACAGTCGTCAAGTTAATTTCACCTTTAATATAGTCTACTGTTCCAGCAGATTTTGCAACAACTCGGGTGGATCCATCACTTAAGGGTTTAACTATTGATAATATTCCAGTTTCTCCATTTGAGTCTGGAATATCTGTTATGTATACTGTATCCGATTCTCCAGAAATTTTAAATCCAGTACTTTTAATATTAAATCCATCTCTATTAATATGAAATTTATTTCCAAAGCACAGTTCATATTGTGCAAATTGATTTATTAGTGCCTTCAGATCTCTTCTAATTCTTACACGAGTAATATTTGAGGTAATTGCAATATCCGTATTGTCGATTATTTGAAGAACCTTACTGTATTTAAATCTTCCTCCAAATGTATTTAAATCTGAAGATTTTGAATATTCTGTTAAAGAATTTACTACTTTTGTCTTTAATGATTCTACAGAAGACACTTGGTTATAATTATAATAGATTGAAGAATCAATCTCTACATATAATAATTTGAGATCAATTATTTTTTGATTGATTCCAGAAATACTATACTGCCTCAATTTATTGATAATCTGTTGCTTATCAAAATCGGACACATATGTTCCATTTTTTGGTTTTATGCTAATTAATACTGTTCCAAATTCAGGAGGATCCATTTCCTCTCCTCCAATTACAGAAATTGATTCAGCATTTCCATATATTTTTGATTTTATGATTGCTTCATAATCACTTGCAGTAACTGCTCTATACTGGGAAGAATATAGTCTTGGAGCATAATATCGAATAGAATCTATAGATTCTATATCGGATCCATTTTCGGATTTTCTATTCGTAGTTACATTAATTGTATTTCGTGGAATTACAATTCTATTTTCTGCATCTACAAATGATCCAGCAAAAGAAAATTTTTCTATTCCATTTCCATTCTTCCCATCAGTTATAATATAATTTACAGTAATTATAGATTCATTTTCAAGTTTTTTTCCGAATACCCCATCACCAAAAAGAAGTTGATATTTTTCGTCCGGTATTTCTTGAATTAAGAAAATCTGAGAATTTGAATTAATTTCGAGTATATTATCTACCAAAGAATAAACTGTTCCTAATCCGGGATCACTAACTCCTTTCACATAAACTCTAATAGTCGATGTATCAATAAATGAATTATCGAGTATAAATTTCTGATCTAACGAATTAACTACTGTAAATTTCTTTGATAAAAAAGTTCCTTCGTTAATTTTAATATTGTTAAATGATGCGACTCCACTTATTACTGGGACAGTGATATTTTCTGGAATAGAAAATATATAAGACGAACCTCTAACTGATCCAGTACATACAAGACCTTCTTTTAAAGTTATGGATGATGTATAAATTTTAGTTCCATCATTCAAAATTTGATTTGGATCCGGACTTACGGTGAAAGAAATCTCAGCACTGGCAGAATTTCTAGAATATGGAACATATCCAATATTTCTTGCCAAAGAAGTAACATTTTCTCTAACTGTAGCAGAATCCAAGAAGGATTCATTTACAATCATATTCGAGTTAAATGCCGTAATGTATGTATTGTATGCTAGTGTATCGATTAATACTGAAAAATTAGATCCTTCAAAGTCAAAATCCGTAAAATTCGAATTTGCTCTTAAGTAATCTTTTATCGATGTCTTTATTTGATCGAAATCTAAATTAGAAAACTTTGTAAAAGGCATTTTATCGTGTTGCCTCTAAAATAAATGAAAATTGCTGTGCTGGAATTTCTTGTCCGATAACATTAAAGATCACAGTTACTTCAAATTCATTTCTGTCTGGTTTTGGATCTACTTCAACTTGAACATTATCAACTCTGGATTCAAAATTAGAAATTGTATTTAAAATTTGATCTTTAATAATAGATGCTGATCCAAAATCAACAAATCCAAACAAACTTGTACGAACATCAGATCCAAGTTCTGGGTTAAAAAATCTTTCCGTAGGTATTGTCTGAACTAAATTGCGAATCGAGCGACTAATTGCTCTTTCATTAATGAGTACAGGAAGATCGCCTGTCACTGGATGGGGTTCAAATGACAGGCTAATATCTTTAAATGATCTTGAGATTCTTGTTACGGACATCTAATATGATGTTTCTTCGATTATTTATATCTATTTCCAAGGAGAACCATAGTTTGGTTCGGTTCCATAGGTCCAGTCATCATAGTCATCGTCATTACGAATTTTTTCATGTAGTTCTTGCTGTTTTTTGAGATCATGTTTTGGTGCAAGATCGTGCATAACTTCTTGAATTACTCTTGTTGGGGGCACTTTTTCATAATCTGTAATCAATTTTGATGTTCCCCACATCTCTCTCATGTAATTTTTGTCTCTATCCACGGGTAAATTTGACATTTTTTTCTCCTGTTTTAAAGTTAAAACAGAACTTTTATAAAGGAGGTTTCTATCTCCCTATTCTATTTAACGATTTACTTCTCGTAAATTATAATTATAGGAATTTAGGTATTTAAGTAATTCAATTGCAATAAGTCTTGGATTTCCTTCACCACAGGTATATACGTCAATTGCCACACAACCATTTTCTGGCCATGTGTGGCATGATACGTGACTTTCTGAGAGTGCGATGACAAT